CTTTCCCAACTCTGTGCGAAAGTGCCTACACTCGTGCGGAGCGCCCGCCCGGGAACCTGATCCTCCCATCAGGTTACAGCGCACCGACGCCCGCCCAGGCCCAGCCGACGCGGGCGTCACCCTTTCCAGGCCTGCTCGGCGATGATCACCATCAAGGCCGACTTCAAGGCCGCGTTCAGCCTGCTCGACCAGCTCGACAAGCAGAAGCGCTTCGCCATGGCGGTGGCGCTCACGCGTACCGCCTCCACGGCGCGCACCGAGGTGAGCAAGGCGATCGGCAGCGTGTTCGATCGGCCCACGCCCTGGGCGCTGCGCTCGGTGCGCATTCGTAAGGCCACCAAAGAGCGGCTGCGCGCCGAGGTCTTCCTGGTCGACCGCCGCGGCGACCCGCAGGATCAGCCGCACCACTACCTGTACCCGCAGGTCTTTGGTGGGGCGCGCGGCCGCAAGGGCTTCGAGAGCCTACTGGCTCAGTACGGCGTGCTGCCTCAGGGCTACGTCACCGTGCCGGGCAGCGGGGCTAAGCTCGATCGCTTTGGCAACCAGGCGCGCGGCGAGCTGGTGCAGATCCTGTCGGCGCTCAGTGCCGGACCATCGGCTGGCGCAGGCAAGGGCTACACGTACAACCGCACCACGGCCAGCAAGAAGCGGCGCGGCAGCAGGCTGCGCGACATCTTCTACTCATCGCCTAGCCTGCAGCAGCGCGCGCGCAACGGCGGCCGACTGCCATGGGGTGTGTGGGAGCGCACCGCCGACGGCCGCGTGCAGTGCCTCCTGTTCTTCGTCAAGCAAGCCAGCTACCGCAAGCGCCTGCCCCTGTTCGCCATCGCCGAGCGCGTGATCGAGCGCGACCTCAGCCGCGAGTACGACAAGGCGCTGGCCTTCGCGCTACGCACCGCGCGCTAGTGCCGCGCACCGTGCGCTGGTGCCCGCGCGCTAGTGCCTGATCGCCAGCCAACCTCGCGCGCCTCGCGGGTCCTTCCCCCGACCTTCCCGCGCGGGTAATTCGAACCGCGTTTTTGCGATAGTGACGGGGTGCGGGTGGGGTTGACGGTGGCGTTGACATTCCCCTCCCACGGTTGACACGACGATGGCCGCTCGCTACGGATCAGGTGCCGACCTCGCCCGCGCGCTGGGCATCACGCGCCAGGCGGTGAGCAAGGCCGAGAAATCCGGCCGCATCAGCCGCTCGGCCAACGGCCAGTTCGATCTGGACGCTGCCGCGATCCAGTACCGTTTGCACACCGACCCGGAGCAGCAGCTGCGCAGCCTGCAGCAGCGTGGCGCCGAGGTCACGGTGCTCGATCGTCCCGGCCCCTCGGCGGCTGCCTTCGACCTCGCCGCGCGCGCTGCCCACGCTGCCGCTCAATCCGCCGCCGGCCTGCCTGCGCTGCCCGACATTCCCGGCATGGATGCCGCCGGCCGGCTCATGGTGGCCAAGGCCCGGCGCGAGCAAGCCGAAGCCGAGCTCGCCGAGATCGAGCTGAGCAAGGCCCACGGCTCCCTGCTCGATGCCGGCGACGTCAAGCGCGCCACCTTCGCCCTGGCCCGCAGCGTGCGCGATGCCCTGCTCGCCGTGCCCGATCGCCTCGCCGCCCAGCTCGCCGCTGAATCCGACGCCGCCGCGTGCCGCCGCATGCTGGCCGACGAGCTGCGCCAGGTCCTTGCCCAGCTCACCGTCCTGCCGGCCGAAGAGCCCCCGGCCTGATGCTTGCGGCGTGGGACCTGCTGCGCGCCGCCGCGGCCGATGGCTTCGCCCCCCCGCCTGACCTCACCGTCAGCCAGTGGGCCGACGCCTACCGCATGCTCAGCAGCAAGGGCGCGGCCGAACCCGGCCCGTATCGCTCCGACCGCACCCCGTACGTGCGCGAACCGGCCGATCTGCTCTCTGAATCGTCCGACGTCGAGTGCGTCGTGCTGCAGTGGGGCGCCCAGGTCGGCAAGAGCGAGGCCGGCAACAACTGGCTCGGCTACGTGATCGACGTCGCCCCCGGCCCCATCATGGCCGTGCAGCCCACCATCGACCTGGCCAAGCGCTACAGCCGCCAGCGCATCGCCCCGATGGTGCTCGAGACCCCGCGCCTGCGCGACAAGGTGAGCGAAAACCGCTCCCGCGACGAAGCCAACACCACCCTGCTCAAAGACTTCCCCGGCGGCGTGCTGCTGCTGGCCGGCGCCAACAGCGCCGCGGGCCTGCGCTCCATGCCGGTGCGCTACCTGTTCCTCGACGAGATCGACGCCTTCCCGCTCGACGTCGACGGCGAGGGCGATCCCGTCGGCCTGGCCGAACGCCGCACCGCCACCTTCGCGCGGCGCAAGATCCTCAAGACCAGCACGCCCACGCTGCGCGACTTCAGCCGCATCGAGGCCGCCTACCTGGCCGGCGACCGCCGCCGCTACCACGTCCCCTGTCCGCACTGCCAGGTCGAGCAGGTGCTCGCGTGGCCCAACGTGCGCTGGCAGCGCGATGACGTCGGCGCCCCCATCCCCGGCACCGTGCGCTACGCCTGCGCGCACTGCGCCACGCTGATCGAAGAACACCACAAGCCCTACATGCTCGCGCATGGGCGGTGGATCGCCGAAGGCACCGCAGGCCGCGTCGCCAGCTTCCACCTCAGCGCGCTCTACTCGCCGCTCGGCTGGTACAGCTGGGAAACCGCCGCCGCCGAGTTCTACGAGGCCAACGAAGCCGCCAAGGCCGGCGACGTGTCCAAGCTGCGCGCCTGGACCAATACGGTGCTGGCCGAGACCTGGGAAGACGCCGGCGACAAGGTGTCCGAGGGCGAGCTCCAGCGCCGCGCCGAGCCCCTCGAGCGCCGCACCGTACCCGAGCGTGCCCTGGTCCTCGTGGCCGGCGTCGACGTCCAGGCCGACCGCCTCGAGGCCTACGTCTGGGCCTACGGTCCCGGCGAAGAGTCCTGGCTCGTCGAGCGCGAAGTGCTGCACGGCTCGCCCAGCGAGCTCGACGGCCCCACCAGCCCCTGGGTCGCGCTCGACGCCCTGCTCGAGGTGCAGTTCGCCCACGGCAGCGGAGGCACCCTCAGCATCGCCGCCACCGCGATCGACAGCGGCGGCCACCACACCAGCGAGGTCTACCACTACGCCCGCACGCGCGCCTGGCGCCGCGTGCTGGCCGTCAAGGGGCAGTCGCAAGCCGGCAAGCCGGTGCTGGGCAAGCCCACCGACCTCGACGTCAACTTCCGCGGCGTCAAGCTGCGCAAGGGCGTCAAGCTCTGGCCGGTGGGGGCCGACACCGGCAAGGCCACCCTCTACGGCCGCCTGCGCCTGGCGGCCCCCGGCCCGGGCTACGTGCACCTGCCCACCTGGGCCCCGCGCGAAGTGTTCGAGCAGATCACCGCCGAGCGCCTGGCCACCCGCTACGTAAAAGGCCGCCCGAAGCTCGAATGGCTCAAGCCCGCCGGCCGCCGTAACGAGGCTTTGGACTGCACCGTCTACGCCCTGGCCGCCGCGCACTTCCTCGGCCTGCCGCGCTGGCGCGCGCCGGATTGGGAGCGCCTGCGCGCCAAGCTCGCCCAGCGCAGCCTGCTGCCCGAGTCCAATGAAGACGCCGCAGCCCCCGACTCACAAGACCCGGCCGCCCCTGCAGCCCCGTCCGCCCCACCCCCCGACGCCACCCCGCGCACCCCGCGGCGCGTCGGCCGCATCGCCAAGCCCAAGGGCTTCGTCGGCCGCTGGTAATTCACCGCTCACCCGCTCAACCCCCGCAAGAGGTCCTGCCATGAACCTGATCCACCGTCTCGGCACCGCCGCCTCGCGCGCGCTGGCCGTCTTCCTGCTCGGCCTGGCCGCCCTCGCGCCGCAGCTCGCCAGCGCCCAGGCGCTGACCGACTACGCCGAAAACAAAATCATCGACGCCGTGATGCGCGCCCAGACGCTCGGCGCGCCCGCCACCTGGTACGTGGCCCTCTTCACGTCGGCCTGCTCGGATTCCGCGGTCGGCACCGAGGTCACCGGCGGCAGCTACGCCCGCGCCTCGCTGGCCGCGTCGCTCGCCAACTGGGCCGGCACCCAGTCGGCCGGCAGCACGGTGGCCAGCTCGGGCACTGGCGGCCAGACCAGCAACAACAGCGCCATCACCTTCTCGCCCAACCCCTCCGCCGGGTGGGGCACCGTCACGCACATCGGCCTCATGGATTCGCTCACCAGCGGCAACATGTGGGTCTGCGTCGCGCTCGGCACCAGCAAGACGATCAACTCCGGCGACACCGTGCAATTTGCCAGCGGCGCCCTGACCGTCACCTTCCAGTGATTCCGCTGCCCCGCGCCGCCCGCGCTGCGCGTCGCGCCGCTGCCGCGGCCACGCGCCAGCGCTGGTCGCGTTGGCGTGCGCGTAGCCCGGCCGCGGCCGTCGTCTTCCCGCCCCCGCCGTGGCCCGTGTTCCCGGCCGGCGCGCTCACCCTCACCTTCGAGTAAGCCATGGCCCTCACCGAATACGAAACCCGCGCCGCCGCCGCCGCCGACAAGCTCGCCGACGCCGCCGCCGCCCAGGCCAAGGCCGCGGCCGATGGCGTCGCCGCCACCGCCGCGCTCGCCGCCGCCAGCACTGCCCAAGCCCAGGCCATCGCTCGCCAGACCGCCGCGCTCGAGCAGCAAGCCGCCGCCGCCGCCGAGCAGTCCGAGGTCGCGTCCGCGCGCCTGCTGCTCGAGCAAGCCCAGGCCGCGCGCATCGAGCGCCAGGTCGCGGCCCTCGAGCGCGCCTCTCCCCCTGCCGCGCTCGCCCCCGAGGCCAGCAACGGCCCCGCGCCCCTCAACCCCAACCAGCGCGCCGCGCAGCTGCGCCGCGACGTGCTGCTCTGCCTCATCACCAGCGGCGCCTTCATGCGCCCCAACAGCGCCTCCACGGCTGATGGCCACGCCGCCGAGGCCGCCCGCGACGCTGCCCGCCTCGAGGCCAACGTCACCGCCATCCTGGCCGCCAGCGGGCCCGCCATCCTCGCGCAGTAGCCGCGTGGCCGGTCCCGCCCCGCGCCTCGGCCCCATCCCCCGCCCCGAGGCCAGCGCCCGCGCCGCCGCCGCCCTGCGCCGCGGCCGCGCTGCCCGCGCCGGCCTGGTGCTCGACGCCCTGCGCGAGGCCGAAGCCCTGCTCGCCCTCGAGCGCCGCCAGAACGACCTGCTGCGCACCCGCTGCACCTGGCTGGAAGGCGAGCACCACCGCCTCGAGCTCGCCCTGGCCGCCGCCGAAGGCCGCGCCCCGCACCTTGCTGCACTGACTTACGCCCCCTAAGGCCGCCATGACCCCCGCCCAGCTCGTCACCCTCAAGGCCGCCCTGCTGGCCGAGACCGACCCCGCCTTCGTCGCCGCGCGCACCGCCTTCGCCACCGGCGCCATGGTCGAGTGGCTCGCCCAGCCCAGCCCCGTCATCGTGTGGCGCACCCGCGTGGCCGAGCAAGAGATCACCAGCCAGGTCAGCGCCGAGGGCACCGTCTGGAGCTGGACCACCTACATCAACCGCAGCGCGGCCGAGCGCGACGGCTGGGCGCGCATGTTCAACGGCACCTACACCATCAACCCCTCGCTGCCCCAGGTGCGCGCCGCGTTTGCCGACATCTTCTCCGGCGCCGCGCAGCTCGCCATCGACCAGCGCACCCACCTCGCGGCCATCAGCAAGCGCCCCGCCAACCGCGGCGAAAAGATCTTCGTCACCGGCACCGGCACGCTCGCCAGCCCCGGGCTGCTCGGCTTCGAGGGCACCATCGGCGAGTACGACGTCGTCGTCGCCCTCACCCAGATCTAGGGCGCCGCATGGCCGACATCAAAGCCAACACCAGCGCCGCCAGCAGCCTCACCATCACCGGCCTGGCCACGCTCGCCGCGGCCACCTATGCCGTCAGCGGCGCCATCGACCTCTCCGCCGTCGACCCGCTCGACCTCCTGGTCGGCATCACCGTCACCCCCGGCACGGTCAGCGGCAACAAGCAGCTGCTCGTGTTCGCCAAGGCCAGTCTCGACGGCACCAACTACACCACCGGCCCAGAGTCCGGCAGCAGCGCCGTTGACGAGCCCAACCTTTACCTGCTCGGCGCCCTGCCGCTCAACACCAACACCACCGCCCAGCGTGGCGTGTTCAGCGTGGCCAGCGCCCTGGGCTACGTGCCGCCCTATCTCAAGATCGTCGTGCGCAACGACAGCGGCGCCGCCTTCACCGCCGGCAGCGCCCAGTACGCCACCCAGGCCGGCGTCAGCGTGTAATGGCCCGGCTGCTGCAGGCGGCCCTGGCCGGCGTCATTCCGCAGGCCGGCGTGCGGCTCAACCTCGCCCACCCCGCCGCGCGCTGGTGCTCGGCGCTCATCACCTTCCCCAACGGCATCCCGGTCGATTGGGTCAACCGCCGCATCGGCAGCAGCTGGGGCACGCGCCCCGTGCCGCGTGGCCACCTGCGCGGCATGGCGGCCGACAACGTCGCCGGCGGCGGCGTCGGCGGCGGCCGCATTGACGACGCCGCGGGCCAGTCGCTCTACACGCCGCAGAACTACACGCACCTGTGCGTGGCGCGGGTCACGGCGGTCGCGGGCGATTGGTCTGCCGTGTACAGCACCAGCAGCAGCGACGGCAGCATCCTGAATTCCGGCATCCAAAACGACGGCAGCTCCAACCAAATCGGCTGCTATCACGGCAGCGGCGATAGCGCAAATACCGGCCTTTCGTTCACCGGAAATATTGTCGACTCCACTTGGCACGCATGGGCCGTGGCTGCCGCCAATGTCCCCGCGCGCGTGCTGTGGCGCGACGGCCTGCTGCTCGCCAGCTTCGGCTCGGGCGGCGTGGCGCCCAACAGCATCACCGGCGGGCGCTTGCTCTGGCACGGCGATCGCAGTTTCAACACCAGCCAGTACTTCACGCGCGGCCAGGTCGCCCTGCACGCCGTCTTCCAGCGCCGCCTGCCGGACGCCCTGCTCGCCGCCGTCACCCGCAACCCCCTGGCCCTGATCGCCCCATGAGCCTGCGCCGCTACCTCCTGCTCGGCGCCGGCGTCACCACCAGCGGCTCGGTCGCCCTCGACGCCGCCGCCACCGCCGCCGCCACCGCCGGCGCCGATCTCGCCCTCGCCAAGGCCCTCGCCGCCGCCGCCACGGCCGGCGCCACCGCCGCCGCACCGCTGGCCGTGGTCAAGCCCCTGGCCGCCAGCGCCACGGCCGCCGCCACCGGCAGCGCCGCGCTCGCCCTCACCGTGCAGCTGGTGGCCGCCGCCATCGCCCAAGGCCAGGCCAGCGCGGGGCTCAGCCTCACCAAGGCCCTGGCCGCCGCCGCCGCCGCGCAGGGCAGCGCCACGGCCGACCTCACCGTCACCGGCGCCGCCAGCCTGGCCGCCGCCGCCCAGGCCGGCGCCAGCGCCGCCGCCGCACTCGCCGTGGGCAAGCCGCTGGCCGCCAGCGCCGTGGCCGCCGCCACCGCCAGCGGCGCGCTGGCGCTCACCGTCACCCTCAGCGCCGGCGCCATCGCCCAGGCCGCCGCCAGCGCCGGGCTCACCGTCACCAGCGCCAGCAGCCTCGCGGCCAATGCCGTAGCCAGCGCCCAGGCCGCCGCCACGCTCGCCCTCACCGTGCGCCTGGCCGCCGGCGCCGTGGCCCAGGGCCAGGCCGGCGCCACGCTCACCGTGCTGGTGCCCCTCAGCGCCGCCGCGCTGGCCGCCGCGCAGGCCGGCGCCGCGCTCACCGTCACCACCGGCCTCAGCGCCGCCGCGGTGGCCAGCCTCACCGCCGGCGCCGCCCTGGGCGTGGCCAAGCCGCTCGCCGCCGCCGCCGTGGCCGCCGTCACCGCCAGCGGCCTGCTCTACGACCCCGACGTCTACACCGTCCCCGGCCGCACCCGCCTGGGCCGCGTGCAGCTCGCCGCCCCGGTGGTGCGCCTCGGCGCTGCCACCCCCGTGCGCGTGTCGCCCCGCCTGGGCGCCGCCAGCGCCCCCCGCCGCAGCGCGCGCATCGGCAGCGCCACCATTCACTAGGGCCGCCCATGCAGGTCACGCAGATCATCGCCGGCGACACCTTCAACCCGGCCCCCACCGTCACGCCCGACTACCCCGCCACCGCCGGCTGGGTGCTCACCTACCGCCTGGTCCCCCAGACCGCCGGCCTGCCCGTCATCACGCTCACCTGCAGCGCGGCGGGCGCCGACCACCAGCCCAACGCCGCCGCCAGCGTCACCAAGCTCTGGCAGCCCGGCCCCTACACCTGGGCCAGCTACGTCGAGCGCGCCGGCGAGAGCTACGCCCTCGAGCAGGGCCAGCTCACCATCCTGCCCGACCCGCGCACCATGGCGGCGGGGGTGGATGGGCGCAGCGTCGCGCAGCGCGCGCTCGAACAGCTGCGCGCCGCGCTGTCCACCTACAGCGCCAGCCAGGGCACTGTGGCCGAGTACGAAATCGCCGGCCGCCGCATGAAGTTCCGCGCCGCCGAAGACATCATCAAGCTCATCGCGTACTGGGAAGTCCAGGTCGCCAACGAAGAGCGCATCGCCGCCGGGGCCACGCCTGCCCGTCGGCGCATTCTCACGAGGATCTGATGTCCCTGCGCTCTCGCTTGGCTCAGTGGTTGCTGGGCGGTGCTCCCGCGCCCGCGGCCCCCGTGCGCCGCGGCGCGGTGCGCATGGTGCGCTCCTACGCGGGCGCTGCGCAGAACAACCTCACCGCCAGCTTCAAGGGCGACCACGTCGCCATCAACCTCGACCTCGAGCGCAGCCTGCGCATCCTGCGCGGGCGCTCGCGTCAGCTGGCCAAGGACAACGATTACGTCAAGAAATTCCTACGCATGGTGCAGACCCACGTGGTCGGCCCGGCGGGGTTCGCGCTGTCGGTGCCCTGCCTGCGCCCCGACGGCACGATCGACGAATTCGACAAGGCCGTCTGCGAGCAGGCCTTCGGCCGCTGGGCGCGCCGCGGCGAGTGCGACGTCACCGGGCGCCTCAGCTTCGCCCTGCTGTGCCGTCTGCTGGCCTTGAGCTGGGCGCGCGATGGCGAGTTCTTCGTGCGCCGCGTGCGTGGCCGCGGCTTTGGGGCCTTTGGCTATCAGCTGCAGGTGATCGACGCCGCCCTGGTCGACGACAGCTACCGCGCCGATCTGCCCAACGGCCACCGCATCCGCATGGGCATCGAGGTCGACACCTGGGGCAAGCCGGTCGCCTACTACCTGCTCTCGAGCGTCGAGAGCGCCTGGGCCGCCCGCCGCGAGCGCGTGCCCGCCTCCGAGATCTGGCACCACTTCATCCAAGAAGAGCCCGACCAGGTGCGCGGCGTGCCCTGGATTCACAGCGCCATGCGCCGCCTCAACGACCTGGGCGGCTACGAAGAGGCCGCCATCATTGCCGCCCGCGTCGGCGCCTCGAACATGGGCTTCTACATCCCGCCCGCCGACGAGCCCGACACCCTCGCCGCCGCGCAAGCCCTCGCCGACGACACCGACGCCGCCGACAACCTGGTGCGCGACGCCACCCCGGGCACCTTTGAGAAGCTCCCCGCGGGCTACGACTTCAAGCAGTTCGACCCCGACTACCCGCACGCCAACTTCGACGTCTTCGTCAAGGCCATGCTGCGCGGCGTGGCCAGCGGCATCGGTGCCGACTACAGCACGCTCGCCAATGACCTCGAAAACGTCAACTACAGCAGCATCCGCGCCGGCCTGCTCGAGACCCGCGAAGAGTGGATGACGCTGCAGTCGGCCATGGTCGACGCCTTCCTTGCCCCGCTGTGGACCGAATGGCTGGACTACGCGTTCGTGTCTGCCCAGCTCGGCACGCTGCCGGTGAGCAAGTTCGGCAAATACGACGTCGCCCGCTGGCAGGGCCGCCGCTGGGCATGGGTCGACCCCGCCAAGGATGCCGAGGCCAAGGTCACCGAGCTGCGCAACGGCCTCACCAGCTACTCCGCGGTGCTGCGCGAGCTCGGCCGCGACCCCGAGGCCACCTGGCGCGAGCTCGAGAAAGACATCGCCCGCCTCACCAAGATCCTCGGCCCGCTTAACGCCGCCGCCGGATCGTCTTCCACCAAGGACGCCGCCAATGCTCCCTGACGCCGCCGCCCAGGTCCGCGACCTGGCCCCCGAAGAACAGAGCTTCGAGCGCTCGGCCCAGTTCGATCGCGCCGCGCTCGACGCCGACAATCGCACCCTCGAGATCGCCTTCTCCAGCGAAGAGCCTTATGACCGCTGGTGGGGCCGCGAAGTGCTCTCGCATGACCGCACCGCTGTGCGCCTTGGCCGGCTCAACAGCGCGCGCCATCCCCTTCTGGTCGATCACTCCACGCGTGACCAGGTGGGCGTCGTTGAAAAGGCGTGGATCGGCGACGACCGCAAAGGGCGGGCCCTGGTGCGCTTTGGCAAGAGCGCGCGCGCCGAAGAAATCTTCCAAGACGTGCGCGACGGCATTCGCTCGCTGGTCAGCGTCGGCTACCGCATTCACGAGCTCAAGCTCGTGAAGTCGGGCGACGACGGCGACGAATACCTCGTCACCGACTGGGAGCCGTACGAATGCTCGATCGTGGCTGTGCCGGCGGATCCCACCGTCGGCGTCGGGCGCGACGCGCAGCTGCAGCACCTCCGCGGCCTGTTGGCGCGGGCCACCCCTTCCCCGAGCAAGGACTCCATCATCATGGACAAGACCGAACAGCAAGTCACCGAGCCGGCCGCCAAGGCCGAGCCCCACATCACCGTCGACGCCGCCGCCGCGCGCCGCGAGCGCGAGGCCGGTGCCGGCATGGAGCGTCAGCGCGTGCGCGACATCGCCGCCCTGGGCGCCAAGTTCAACGTGCGCGCCGAGGCCGAGGCCGCCATCGAGGCCGGCACCGCCTATGACGCCTTCCGCGAGCAGGTGTTTGCGGGCCTCGAGCGCAGCGGCACCCTCAAGCTCGCCGAGTCGGGCGAGATCGGCCTGAGCAAGAAGGAAGTGCAGGCCTTCCGCTTCGCCAACCTGATCGCCGCCACGCTCTTCCCCGACGACCAGGCCGTGCGCAAGATGGCCGCCTTCGAGATCGAGTGCGCCCGCGCCGCGGCCGACAAGCGCCTCGACGTGCGCGCCGACCGTGCCGGCGCCTTCACCATCCCCGTGGACGTGCTGGGCTCGCCGCTCGACATCGGCAGCGCCGACGCCGATCGCGCCACGCAGATGCTCATGCGCCGCCTCATGGGCCTGGGCCGCATGGGTCAGACCCGCGACCTGACCGTGGGCACGCCCACCGCGGGCGGCAACCTGGTGGCCACCGACCTGCTCGCCTCGAGCTTCATTGACATCCTGGTCAACCAGATGAAGGTCATGGGCATGGGCACCACCATGCTCACCGACCTGCAGGGCAACGTCGCCATCCCGCGCGCCACGGCCGGCTCCACCGGCTACTGGGTGGCAGAGAACAACGCGCCCACCGAGAGCCAGCCCGCCTTCGACCAGGTGGCGCTCACGCCCAAGACGGCGGGCGCTTACGTGGACTACTCCCGCCGCCTGCTGCTGCAAAGCTCGATCTCGGTCGAGGCCTTCGTGCGTCTGGACATCGCGCGCACCATCGCCCTGATGATCGACCTCGGCGCTATCGCCGGCACGGGCGCGTCCAACCAGCCGCGCGGCATCCTCAACACCGCCGGCATCGGCTCGGTCGCGGGCGGCACCAACGGCCTGGCGCCCACCTGGGACCACCTGGTCGACCTCGAGAGCGCAGTGGCCAACGCCAACGCGCCCACGGGCGCGCTGGGCTACCTCACCAACACCAAGGTGCGCGGCAAGCTCAAGAAGACCCAGATGTTCTCGGGCACCAACGGCATCCCGGTGTGGGGTACCGACGGCCAGCTCAACGGCGCGCGCGCCGAGGTCAGCA